GAAAAAACCATTAGGTGCTGAGAATAGTGTTTCATTTGATATTAGTGAAATAGTAAACGACCACTTAGAACAAATATTTACAGGCACTTATTCAGCATCTTCTGCTAAAAGTTCTATTTGGGTAACTGTAGCAACATCAGCAAGAGAATCAGATGGCACTATAATTGGTTCAGTAACATCAAACACTTACTTAGCACAAGAAGGTTATAATAAATTTAAAGAAGGAGTAAACTACACAACAGAGCCTATTGCAATGATAACAGGTACACACTTTGAATACCACAAAGGAAGCACACTAACAATACCTGTAAATGTTGAAAGAGTAAGCCAAGTTCAATATATAAGTGCTAATGGAATTACAGTAGGAACAGATACGTTTACAGATAATGGTAATCAAAACCAAAAAATACAATTTGCTCAATTTGCTAACACAAGTGTAAAAGATGTTGCAAGAGTTAAAGTTACTTATGACTCTTCAAGTTTTACAACTATTCTTACAAAAGAAATTGAAGAATGTAAATATCCAGTAAACAAAATCACATTTGTAAATAGATGGGGAGCAATGCAAGATTTATTCTTCTTTAAGAAATCTACAGAAAACCTAGAAGCAACTAGAGAAAACTTTAATGCAAGTATTTTTGAAGCAAGAGCTGTACAGCTAGAGCCTGGTGAAGAGCCTGGTGATGATTGCCAAGAATCTTTAACATTTAACACTTACTCAACTACAGCACACGCAAAGAAAACATTCAATGCTAATGCTACAGAATCAATTGTTTTAAATAGTGGTTTTGTTAATGAATTAATGAATCCATTTTTTGAGGAGTTAATGGTTAGTGAGTATATATGGCTAACTGATTCTAGTGCTAATATTTATCCAGTTAATTTAAAAGATAGTTCATTTGCTAAAAAGACAGCATTAAACGATAAATTAATAAACTACACAATGAACTTTGAAAAATCATTTGCTACAGTAAACAACATTAGATAGTGCAGAAAATTATTCTATACATACAGCCACAGTTAAGAAATACAACAACTACACAAGATTTTGTAAGAGTTGATTTAATGGAAGAAGGTTTAATTGAATTAACTCAAGTTATTCAAGATGCAAGAGATATAGAAAAAATATTTACTGATTACAGTAGAACATTTAATTTACCAGCATCTAAAACTAACAACAAGATTTTTAAGCATTGGTATAATCCCGACATTGATGGTTTTGACAATCAAATATTTTGTAACGCAAGAATAGAATTAAATCATTTACATTTTAAAATTGGTAAGATAAAACTAGAAGAAGCTGTTTTGAAACATGGAGAAATCTCTATGTATAAAGTAACATTCTTTGGAGATACCTTAACACTAACAGAATTAATAGGAGAAGATAGTTTAGATAGTTTACTATGGCTAAATAATTTTAATCACGTTGCAAGTAATGCTTATGTAAAAGATGGATTAGAAAATGGAAAGAATTTTATTATTGATGGAGTTACTTATAATGATGCAATTATATATCCATTAATAGCTCATTCACAGAGTTATATTTTTGATGATACAAATAATTTAGATAATGGATTAAATATTAGTGTAGTATCTTCACATCACAACAGGAGAGGAGTATTTCCAGAAGATTTAAAGCCAGCTATAACTGTCAAGGTTATTTTAAAAGCTATTGAAGAACAGTATGGTATAACTTTTAAAACAGGTGAATTTTTAGATTCTGCTGCAATGACAAATTTATATATGTGGTTGCATAGAGAAAAAGGAAAATTAGTTGCACCAAATAATAAAGAACTAAAAACTCTTTTTACTTGTACTGGTCCAAACTGTAGTCATTTTGCAACTGGAACACCTCCTTTTGGTCCAGCAGTTCAGAATGGTCCTTACGTTTTTAGCGATAGTAACACAGGAGACCAACCTGAAGGATTTAATTTTGAAGCTCAAATAATACCAACAGACACTACTATTGAATATGCTATTGATATAATTAATGAAAATGATGGTGTAGTTCACGCAACATTAGAAGGTGTTACAGGCACACAATCTTTAAGTGTTGGTTTTGGTTATAGCTCAATTAATCCAATAGCACAAGGTCAAGGATTTACATTAATAGCAAAAGTAAGAAGTGCAAGTACATTAACTTTTGATTCTGTTTTAACTTGCCAACATTTTGTATTTAATCCTGCTTTGAATAATAATGCTGGTGGGTATGATACTTATGCAGCTGATTTTACACAAGATGCTAATTTAACAACTGACCAAACTATTACAATAAGAAACCAAGTGCCAGATATTAAAGTCCTAGATTTTTTAAGAGCATTTTTTAATATGCACAACTTAACTGCATTTCTAAATTTTAATAATGAAGTAGTTGTGAAAACATTAGATAGTTTTTATTCTGGTGGAGATACTTTTAATATAACACCATTTATAAAAACAGATGAACATACTGTAGGAGCAACAGTTCCATTTAGCGAAGTAGATTTTGAATATGCAGAGCCAAAAAGTATCCTAGCACAACAATTTCAAAAGACTAATAATAGAAAATACGGAGAGTTAAATTATCTAGCTGATACAACAAAAAGTGAAAAGTATGAAATTAAAATACCTTTTGAGCACATGCTATTTGAAAGATTACAAGACAAAACAAGTAGTGCCTTAACTACAGTACAAATAGGAACTTTCTTAGATGATAATCTAGAGCCAAATATTGGACAACCTTTATTGTTTTATGGAATATATCAAGAAGATGTTGATGCTATAAATTTTATATATAACACAAGACCAGCAGTTTATGGAGCTTTAGCAGATAATCCATCAAGTGCTAGTAGACCAACTGAAATATTTCAATTAGAAAGCTATTGGATTCCAAGTGTTTGCAATGAGTTAGGCACATCCTCAACAGCACCTACATACAACTTAAATTTTGGTAGTGAAATAAACACCTATACTCTAACAGATTATGCTGGTAATAACAACAGTTTATTTCAATTGTATTATCAAAACTACATTACAAGAGTATTTAACAAAAGAACTAGAATATTTAAGTTCTCTGCTGTATTACCTTTAAAAGTATTATTGAATCTAACACTAGATGATTTAATTGTAGTTGGCACAAGAGCTTATACAATAAACAAAATGTCCACTAAGTTACAGTCAGGAGAAACATCATTTGAACTATTAAACGAACCATCATGAAAATAATATTAGAAGCATTGAGGTTTTGTAAGGATAATAATCTAAGAGGAGAAAATATAGATATTGCTCTAGGTAAATATAAAACACCAAGCACATTTAAAGAATTAAAAAACCACTTTAAAACACATTATGGCACAAAAGAAAACTCTTGAGTTAGATATAGAAACAAAACAAGCACAAGCTGGTGTACAAGATATTGTTGATTCAATAGGAACGCTTGGGGATAAAATCCAAGACACCACAAAAGATGTTGAGAAGATGAACAAGACTGTAGAAGCACCTGCAAAGAAAGGCATCTTCAAGAAATTAAGTGGTGGAGTTACAGGTCTAGCAAAAGGATTTGGTGGTCTTGTTAAATCAGCAGGTATTTTTGGTATAATAACTCTAGCAGTAGGGAAGCTTGTTGACTTATTAAAAGGTAGTCAAACTGTAGTAGATGCATTTGCTGTTGGATTTGAAGCTATAGAGCTAGTATTCTCACAATTATCAAAAACTCTAAAAGACGTTTACGAAAATATAGCTAAAACAACAGAGAATTTTGATGCTTTAGGAAAGGTAATGAGTGGAATATTAACAATAGCCATTACTCCAATAAAGTTAGGTTTTCAAGGAATTAAAGCAAGTATCACAGGAGCCCAACTTGCATGGGAAAAATCATGGTTTGGAGGTAATGACCCTGAAAGAATTAAAGAGCTACAAGCAGAATTATCTGAAATTGGAGATTCTGTTATAGAGATTGGAACAGATGCTGTACAGGCTGGTTCAGATATAGTAGATAATTTTGGAGAAGCTATCACAGAAGTAGGAGATATAGGCTCTAAAGTAGTTGAAGAAGTAAGCAAAATAAATGTAAAATCAATAATAGATACAGCAAAAGCTAATGTTGAATTTGAGAAACAAGCTAAGATTTCTCAAGCTAGGAACGCTGGTATTCTTGCAGAGTTTGAGCAACAAGCAGAAATGCAAAGACAAATCAGAGATAATACATCTTTAGATTTAAAAACTAGAATAGAAGCTAACGATAAAATTGTAGGTATATATGCACAGCAAAGAAAACTATTACTCAAGAACGCACAAATTCAAATAGATTTAGCACAAGGAGAAGTAGATAAAGCAGAAGATAATGTAGAGGCACAAATCAATTTAATTAATGCACAAAACGAATACAAAGCAGTTCTAGAGTCAGTTAATGCTAAGTTGAGTGAGTTTAAAACCAATGAAACCACTTTGAGAAAAGAAAACATTGACATGATAAACTCTGAGAAAGAGGCAAATAATGCTCGTGTTATTGATGCTAAAAGATTTGATGCAGAACTAATAGAAGATGAACTAGAAAAGTTAGAAAAATTAAAAGAAATAGATGCAGAAGAACAAGAGCTAGAAACTGCAAGACTACAAAATGTTATAGACCTTGCCAAAGAAGGAACACAAGCTAAAATAGATGCACAGATAGCTTATGATGATTTCCTAGAGCAGTCAAGACAAAAAAATAAAACAAGAGATAAAGAAATAGCAGATGAAAAAGTAAGAATAGAAAAAGAGAAGTATGATGAGTTTTACGATGCTTTTAAAGACTTCGGAAAGAAAATGCTTGAACAAGGTAAAAGAATAGAGCAAAAGCGTGCAGATGCAAAAGAAGCTATTCAAAAAAATTCTTTAATAGCAATGTCAAATTTAATTGAGGCATTTGCAAATCAAAATGAAAAAAATGCAGAAAGAGCATTTAACCTACAAAAAGGATTAGCAATAGTTGAAACATTAATTAACACTTCTGTAGCTATAATGAAAGTTGCAAGAGATACAAAAGACCCTATAGGACCACTAAGATTGGCAAACATGATAGCTATGGGAGTAGCTGGTGCTACACAAGTAGCAGCTATTGCATCACGAAAATTTAATCCTTCTGGAGCTACTGGTGACAGAAGTGTTCCAACTTCATCAGGTGGAGCATCAACTTCACCAACAGAGCCACCATCTTTTAATGTAGTAGGGCAATCAGGATTTAATCAAATTGCTGGAGCATTAGGGCAACAACCACCAGCACAAGCGTATGTAGTAGCTGGAGATGTTACAACAGCACAACAATTACAAAACAATACAATACAACAAGCAACTTTTTAAAACAAAACAAATGAATATAGTAGAATTAGTATTAGACGAAGAACAAGAAGATTTAGTAGGGATAGAAGCTGTTAGCATAGTAGAATATCCAGCAATAGAATCAGATTTTATAGCATTAAAAGACCAAGAGGTTAGACTAGCAAAAGTAGATGAGGACAAAAGAATATTGATGGGTCCTGCATTAATACCTAACAAACCAATCTTTAGGAAAAATGATGAGAATATGTTTTATGTTTACTTCTCAGAAAATACAGTAAGGAGAGCTAGTGAATTATTCTTTATGAATAGTATGCAAAACAATGCAACTTTAGAGCATGAAATGGAGATTAATGGATTAACTGTAGTCGAATCATGGATAGTAGAGGATGAGCAAAAAGATAAATCTTCTATTTATGGACTAGAAGTTCCAAAAGGTACATGGATGATTTCTATGAAAGTTGAGAATGACGATGTTTGGAATGATTATGTTAAAGAAGGTAAGGTAAAAGGATTCTCAATAGAGGGATATTTTGCTGATAGAGCTAAAATAGAAACTCCTGAATTACAAAGTGATTGGGATATGAAAGCAGAAATGGAAGCTATTGAAGAAGAAGAAGCACAATATATGTTAAGTGAGATAAAAAATGCTTTTGAATCTGAGGAAGTAGAACTAGAATCTTATAATGATTATCCTAGTGGAGTAAAAAGTAATGCTAAAAGAGGAATTGAACTAAACGAAAAAGTAAATAATAAATGTGCTACTCAAGTTGGCAAGATAAGAGCTCAACAATTAGCAGATGGAGAAAACATATCTCTAGCTACAGTTAAAAGAATGTACAGCTATTTATCTAGAGCTAGTGCTTATTATGATGAGGGAGATACTAAGGCTTGTGGCACTATTTCCTATCTTTTGTGGGGTGGAAAAGCAGGATTAAGGTGGAGCAAAGGTAAATTAAAAGAACTAGGAGAAATCGAATTAAAAGAGCCATGTTGGGCAGGTTATGAAATGATTGGTTTTAAGATAAAAGATGGCAAAAAAGTTCCAAATTGTGTAAAAATTGATTAAAAAATAGAAAAAATGAGAAGAAACAGAGGATTTATAACACCTAGCAGAACCAGTCCTAAAAACACTAAAAGAGGATGTATTTGTCCTGATGGAAAAACATATAGTAGTAAGTGTTGTGATGGAAGTTTACAGGCACAAGGCATCGGAAATATAACAAAAGCTCCTGAGTAGAAAAAAAATACTTAAAAAAAGATAACAGTTATCATTCTCATACGTTTGTATTGTATAATCTAAAAACTATGAAAGCAAACGATATACTAAATAAAATAAAAGGTATTGTTGGAGAGAAAACTGAACTTTCAGATGAGAAGATTGCTATGGCTGAAATCAAATTAGAAAACGGAACTGTATTAACAGCCGAAAAATTTGAAGAGGGCGAGGCAGTATTTATAAAAACAGAAGATAAGGAAGTAGCCTTACCTCTTGGAGAATACGAGCTAGAAGATGGCAAGAAACTTATTGTAAAAGAAGAAGGACTCATTGACAGTATAGTTGAAAAAGTAAAAGAAGAAGCTGAGGAAGTTCCTGTAGAAGCAAAAGAAGAAACAGAAGAAACAGAATTAGGCGAAGAAGAAAAAGAGGAGATGAAGTATGTAACCAAAGAAGAACTAGGAAAAGCTGTTGAGGAAATCAAGGCAATGATAGAAGAAAAACTTGGAGACAAAAAAGAGAAGAAAGAAGAAATGAAAGAAGAACTTTCTGCAGTAGCTCCTGAACCAATTAAACATAACCCTGAATCTAGTAGTAAACAAAAATTTAAAATACAGTACTCACAAAATAGAGTAGAAACTACAAAGGACAGAGTTATGAGTAAAATATTTCAAAACAATTAAATAAAAAACAATGGCAACAACAACAAGTATAGCAACTACTTATGCAGGAGAATTTGCTGGAAAATATATTTCAGCAGCCTTATTAAGTGCAAACACTATTGATAAAGGAGGCATAGAAGTAATGCCAAATATCAAATTTAAGTCTACTATGAAAAAAGTAGCAACTGACGCAAACGTAATTAAAAACGCTTCTTGCGATTTTGATGCAACTGCTACAGTAACATTAACTGAGAGAATATTACAACCTGAGGAGTTCCAAGTGAACTTACAATTTTGTAAGCAAGATTTTGCTTCTGATTGGGAGGCTGTACAAATGGGAATTTCTGCTTTTGATAATTTACCACCAAAATTTTCTGATTTTATTATCGGACATGTTGCTGGATTAGTAGCTGAAAAAACTGAGCAGAACATTTGGGAAGGTGTTAATGCAAACGCTGGAGAATTTGATGGATTAGTAACTTTAGCTTTAGCTGATTCTGATGTTATTGACGTAGCATCTCACGCTGCCGTTACAAGTGCAAACGTAATTGCTAAGCTAGGAAGTATTGTTGATGCAGTACCTTCTGCTCTTTACAATAAAGAAGACTTAAATCTTTACGTTTCTCAAAACATTGCTAGAGCTTATGTTAGAGCTTTAGGTGGTTTTGCTACTTCTATTGGTGCAAATGGTACTAACCAACAAGGAACACAATGGTATTCAGCAGGTGGACAATTATCTTTTGATGGTGTAAAAATCTTTGTTTGTAATGGACTAGCTGATGATACAGCTATGTGTGCTCAAAAATCTAATTTATACTTTGGTACAGGATTACTAAATGACATGAACGAAGTTAAAGTTCTAGACATGGCAGACCTTGACGGAAGTCAGAATGTTAGAGTTGTGATGAGATATACAAGTGCAGTAAATTACGGAATAGGTTCTGACATCGTTCTTTACCACGCATAAGAAATAAAATAATAATAGGGAGCTGAAATGCTCCCTTATTTAAAAACAAACAATATGGCTTGTGATTTAACTAAAGGGAGAAAAATCCCATGTAAAGATGTCGTTGGAGGTATTGTTAGAGCTTGGTTTGTAGACTTTGGAGATTTAGGAACATTAACATATACAGCAGATGAGATAACGGATGCCTCAGGCACGTTTACAGCTTATCAATATGACCTAAAAGGAACAAACAGTTTAGAAACTGCAATAACATCATCTAGAGAAAATGGTACGACATTTTTCGAAGAAACATTAACACTAACACTACCTAAATTATCTAAAGAAGATAATGTAGAATTAAAACTTATGGCTTACGGAAGACCTCATGTAGTTGTTGAGGATAGAAACGGAAACTTTTTGCTATGTGGAACAGAACATGGACTTGATGTATCAGGTGGTTCTATTGCTACAGGAACAGCATTTGGAGATTTAAGTGGCTATTCATTGACATTAACTGGTCAAGAAACACTACCTGCTAATTTTATTGCAGGTGGAACTTCTGCAAATCCTTTTGCTGGTTTGTCTAGTGCTACAGCTACAATTACTGTAGGAACAAACAGCTAAAAAGTACGCAATTAATAATTGTGTGATTCATAATATATAGTTGGAAATGAGGGGAGGGACAGATTAACCTCCCCTTTTTTATTAAAAATATGCAGATTTTAACAAAGATAGGAACTAGAAATATTAACTTTATACCAAGCGAAACAATAATTGGTACTAAATCATATAGCATAGAGATTAAATCCGAAGGACAAAACAAAGTATTAATGACAGACACTAATCCTACATTTACAGAACTAGCATATTACTATCAATATTCAACTACTCAAGCATTAGTTGAGAACAACTATTACTTAATCACAATTAAAAACACTACAGACAACACATTAATTTTTAAAGATAAAATGTACTGCACCGACCAAACTCTTTCAGATTACGAAATAAGCAATGGAGTTTACATAGAGCAGAGTACAGGAGATAACACATTTGTATATTATGGCTGATAACTTGCATTTAATCCAACTAGGTCAATATGAAAGACCTATTGTAAAAGAAGAAAGGAATAGGGATTGGGTTTCTATTGGAGTAGATAATGATTATTATCAATGCCTTATAGATGCATATATGGATAGTACTACTAATCAGGCAGTTATTAATGGTATATCAAACCAAATATATGGTAGAGGGTTAGATGCTACAGACAGCAATAGAAAACCTGAGCAATATGCTCAAATGAAAAGTTTAATAGAAGATGATTGTCTAAGAAAAGTTTGTCAAGATTTAAAACTTCTAGGAGAAGCTAGTTTTCAGATTACTTATAAAGGCAAACAAATATCTAAGATAACACACTTTCCAAGAGAAACATTACGTGCTGAAAAGATGGATGAGAATGGAGAGATTAAAAATTATTATTATGCTCCTGATTGGACAAAAGTAGACAAGAATACAGAGCTTAAAAAGATACCTGTCTTTGGAAGTAAAGGAACAGGAAATGAGATATACATCGTAAAGAGATATGTAACAGGTTTTTATTACTACTCTCCAGCAGATTATAATTATGCCTATGCTACACTAGAGGGAGAGATTTCTCAGTATTTAATCAACGATACACAAAACGGATTTTCAGGAACAAAGGTTGTAAACTTTAATAACGGAGTGCCTGACAGAGAAAAGCAAGTTAGCATCAAAAATGATGTTATGAATAAGCTGACAGGAACTTATGGAGAGAAAGTAATTGTAGCGTTTAATAACAATGCAGAAAGCAAGACAACTGTTGAGGATATACCTCTAAATGATGCACCTGCACATTACGAGTATTTATCTACAGAGTGTCAAACTAAAATATTATTAACTCATAGAGTTACTTCTCCTTTATTACTAGGATTGAGAGATGGTAATGGTGGACTAGGTAGCAACCAAGATGAGATTATTACTGCACATAGGTTATTTACAAATATTACAATAAAGCCATATCAGGACTTATTAGTGGAATGCCTTAGTTACATACTTGCAACGAATAATATTAACTTAAACCTATATTTTAAGACCTTAGAGCCACTAGATTTTATTGATATTAGTGTTACAGACGATGAAGAAGCTATTGAAGAAGAAACAGGCATTAAAGAAGATAGATTTTCTAGTGATAAATGTTGTCTTTCTGAGGATGACGATAGCGATGTTTTAAATGAAGCATTGACTTTGTTAGATGGAGAAATAATAGATTCCAATATAGATGAAATAGTTGATATTAGAGATGTTTCTGATGATAACGATAGTGATGATGATTGGGCAAGTAACATGATACAATTAGCTGAGGCAGTTAAAAGTGATACCCCAATAAAGAACGACCCAAATAGAGAATCTAATCTAGATAAAAGCTATTACAAAGTTAGGTACAAGTACAATGTTGGAAGTGGAAAAGGAGCAAGTGGAGAAAGCAGAAAATTCTGTAAGGAAATGATGGCTAGAAGTAAAAGAGGGGTTGTATACAGGCTAGAAGATATTGACAAAGCATCTAGACAAATGAATTTTAAGGCTGCTGAATTACCTATGCACAAAGGAAAAAAGTATGACCTCTTTCGCTTCAAAGGAGGAGTATATTGCCGACATAAATGGCAACAAGTTCTTTATAGAATGAAACAAAGTTCTGCTCTAGAGGGCAAAAAAGGAAGTAATAATTTAAAAGATTACGATGTAGTGAAAGAGATTCCAAAAAGTTATGAGGCAAAACCTAGAGGAGCAAAAGATGCAAAAAAAGCTCCTGTAAACATGCCGAATAAAGGACATCATCCAAATTATAAAACAAAACAAAAATGAGTAGATTAAGTTACAATAAAAGCGTTCTAAAAAACCTTGCTAAAGTGCAAGAAAAAACAGAACTAAAAAAAGAAAAAATAGAGTTAGGATTAGTTCAAGATGGAACTAAACTAGCTAGACAAATTTCTAGTTCAACTGCAGAAATGAAAAGTACTTTTTTGAGTATACTAGGAGAATTAGACAATCTTGAACAAGTTAGAGATGATACAGAGCAAGACTACAATAAATTAGAAAAAATTGTAAATAAAATTGAGCAAGTAAATGAGGAGTTAGGAATAAAATCTGAAATACCTGAATTTAAAGAAATGTTTAATGCTTTAGATGATTTTACTAATATAGATAGTCAAGTTGAAGCAATATTGAAACGATGAGTAAAGCATTATTTGTAACTAGACACGATATA